TAGGTGATAATGATAATAAGTAAAAATAACAAATTAAATTAAATTAAATTATGAGTAAAGTAAAAGAGTTAAAGACTGTTGAAGTCAAAGGAACAGAAGTAATGAAAATCACAGAAGAGCAGTTAAAATCTATAACAGAGAAAACTAAACTTCAAAACGACTTCCTTAGAAACATTGGGATTTTAGAGTCTCAAAAGTTAGAGATCTATGGTAGACTTATGGAGTCTAACAAAGAAATGCAAGAAGACAAGAAACTTTTAGAGGAAGAATATGGTCAGGTTACTATTGATTTAGAAACTGGTGAGTATGTTCCAATCGAAGAAGAGGATGCCAAATAATATTAGAAAGATCAGCATTGGATCTGACTACAAAAATGATGCGATGCATTATGCTGTAGGACAACAGGTTTATGGAGGTCATGAAATTTCTCATATTCTTTTTGAAGATTCCGATAGGTCTTATAATATACATATTAAAAAAAACAACGAGGTATTGCCGTGGAAGAAATTCAACTCTAACATGGCTATCTCTGTTGAATACGACTTAGAGTATTAATGAGGAGTTTATACGACTTTATAGTTAAACCAGTTGGTAGTGAATACGATAACGAAGTAACTATTGGAGATAAGAGTATAATTCTTAATACCAAGATAGAAAGCTATAAGTTTGTTAATAACGTAGCTGAGGTATTAGAAGTACCAACAGCTTTTAAAACACCTGTAAAGAAAGGTGATTTATTAGTTATACACCACAATGTCTTTAGAACATTTTATGATGTTAAAGGGGTTAAAAAGAAAAGTAGATCTTCTCTTGGTGATGGAATTTATCTATGTGCTTTAGATCAAGCATATTTATATAAAAGAAACGGTGAATGGAAGTCTATTAATAATAGATGTTTCATAAAACCGTTAGAATCAAAAGACAGTTTAGAGGTTGTCAAAGAACGAAAACTTATTGGTATACTAAAAATAGGTAATAGTTCATTAGAAGCGCTAGGAATAACCGAGGGAGACACTGTAGGTTACACACCTAATGGGGAATACGATTTTATCGTAGATGAAGAGCGTTTATATTGTATGAAATCAAATGATATTGTTATTAAGTATGGACATAAAGAAAACCAAGCTGAGTATAATCCAAGCTGGGCAAGTAGCAGTTGAAGAATTAATCAAAGTTGCTAGAGAGCCTATAGTAGATTCAAATGAAGATCTTACAGCTGATAAGCTTAAGAATGCAGCAGCTACGAAAAAGCTAGCTATTTTTGATGCTTTTGAAATACTAAAACGTATAGAAGACGAGGAAGATTTATTGAACAATAAACCTAAGGAAGTTAAAGAGGAACAATCTTTTAAAGGTTTTGCTGAAGGACGATCTAGATAATGTACGATAAGAAACTACACAAAATAATACCCAATCATATAGATTCTAAGACTTTAAAACATAAGAATAGATATAAAAAATGGGAGTACGGTTATAACGAGGAATTCGATGTTGTTATAATTAGTAAGACTGGTGAAATAGGGGAGATATATGAGATACAAAATCTTAAGATAGCTTTACCTAAACAATCAGATGATATTGTTAAGTTTGCACTGGATAGATTTGAAAGAGTCCCAATGCCTAAACAACTAAGTAAGATAAAAACAATATTTGACTGGGAGGAATATCCAGTTGATTTTAAAGAAGAATGGTATGAATACATTGATAAAGAATTCGAGCATAGGGAAAAAGGTTTTTGGTTTTATAACAAAGATCAGCCTACTTATGTTACTGGTTCTCACTATGTGTACTTGCAGTGGGCCAAGATTGATGTTGGGAAGCCAGACTTTCGGGAGTCAAACCGCTTATTCTTCATATTCTGGGAGGCTTGTAAAGCCGATCACCGCTGTTATGGTATGTCATATCTCAAGAACAGACGTTCTGGGTTTTCATTCATGGCATCAAACGAGACCGTTAACATGGCGACTATATCAACCGACGCACGGTTTGGGATATTGTCCAAATCTGGTCCTGATGCGAAGAAGATGTTCACTGACAAGGTCGTGCCTATATCCGCAAATTACCCATTCTTTTTCAAACCCATACAGGACGGTATGGACAGGCCAAAAACGGAACTCGCATATCGTGTCCCGGCGTCGAAATTCACAAGGAGAAAACTTGACTCGAACGAAACGCTCAAGGAGATCACCGGTCTCGACACGACGATCGACTGGAAGAACACAGGAGACAACTCGTACGATGGGGAGAAACTTAAACTCCTCGTCCACGATGAAAGTGGTAAATGGGAAAGGCCGAACAACATCCTCAACAACTGGAGGGTCACAAAGACGACATTAAGATTAGGTAGTAAGATTATCGGTAAGTGTATGATGGGTTCAACATCAAACGCTTTAGATAAAGGTGGTGAAAACTTTAAAAGATTATACAATGACTCAAACGTTACCGAGAGAAACCGTAACGGACAGACTCGTTCAGGATTATATTCTTTGTTCATACCTATGGAATGGAACTACGAAGGATACATTGATGCTCATGGGATACCTGTCTTTGATACGCCAAAAACACCAGTCGAGGATTCATATGGATCTAAAATAAAGATAGGTGTAATTGAATACTGGCAAAATGAAGTTGATGGTTTAAAAGAAGACCAAGATGGTTTGAATGAATTCTATCGTCAGTTTCCAAGAACAGAAGAACATGCTTTTAGAGATGAAGCAAAATCATCTTTATTTAATCTAACTAAGATCTACCAACAAGTAGATTGGAATGCAGATTTAAAGAACAGTGGAATAATAACACAAGGGAATTTTCAATGGGCTAATGGAGTTAAGGATACTAAAGTTATCTTTATGCCTAGCAAGCAAGGTAGGTTTTATATATCATGGATACCACCTTTAGAAATGCAGAACAACGTTATATCTAAGAATGGTTTGAAATGGCCTGGTAACGAACATACTGGAGCATTTGGTTGTGATAGTTATGATATATCAGGAACAGTGGATGGGAGAGGTTCTAATGGAGCTCTAACAGGTTTAACTAAGTTCTCTATGGAGAATGTACCACCTAATCATTTCTTTCTTGAATATATAGCTAGACCTCAGACTGCTGAGATATTCTTTGAAGATGTTCTAATGGCTTGTGTATTCTACGGAATGCCAATACTAGCTGAGAATAACAAACCTAGGTTACTGTACTATTTTAAAAGACGAGGTTATAGAGGGTATTCTATAAATAGACCTGATAAGAAATATAATAAATTATCTACAACTGAAAGAGAAATTGGTGGAATACCAAACTCTAGTGAAGATATAAAACAAGCACATGCTGCTGCAATTGAATCTTATATAGAAGAACATATAGGTCTAAAAGATGATGGAAACTATGGGGATATGTATTTTCAAAGAACATTAGAAGATTGGGCAAAGTTTAATATTAATAACAGGACATCTCATGATGCTTCTATTAGCTCAGGTTTAGCAATAATGGCTTGCAACAAAAACAAATACAGACCAAACCCTATAGTCGAAAGACAAGTATATAACTTAGGATTTAAGAAATACAATAACAAAGGTACATTATCAAAAATACAGGAATAAATGAAGATAAATACTAATTCTAATAGCGCCTTTCCAAGTCAGGTAGTACCAGATGCGGAGAAAGCTTCGTGGGAATACGGAGAACAAGTGGCATCTGCTATTGAAACGGAGTGGTTTAATCAAGGTAGGACTAACGGTAATAGATATCTCACTAGCTGGGGTAATTTCCATAATTTAAGACTATATTCTAGAGGAGAACAATCAACCCAAAAATATAAAGACGAATTATCTATAAATGGTGATTTGTCTTATTTGAATTTAGACTGGAAACCAGTACCGGTTATATCTAAGTTTGTTAACATAGTTGTTAATGGTATATCACAAAAAGAATTTGAGATAAAAGCTTATTCACAAGATCCAGAATCTGTAAAGAAAAGAACAGATTATGCAGAAGCAATAGCTTTAGATATGTTTGCTAGAGAGCAAATACAAATAGCTAAAGAAACTATGGGTATTGATGCATCATCTTCAAACATGTTACCTGAGCAATTACCAAGAACGAAAGAGGAACTAGAATTACACATGCAGTTATCTTACAAGCA